TTCCAATGGAGTGTTGCGGGTAATCTCGCTCACTTTTAGCTTTTGTCTTTGACCAGTCTCTATAAATAGCGACAATTTTGACGCCATCTACTTGTAAGCCTTCTTTGCGGCAGAGCCATGCTAGGCAATTTAACTGCTGTATTTTTTCGGGCTTTAGGCCATTAATGGTTTCCCAGACTGAGGTAAACTTGTGGTCATAGACAATGTTGCCCTCCCATAAATCTAGCTGCCCCGACAGTGTCCACCCGTTTATCTGCTGAAACATGCGGCGCTCAATAACACGATCACCTTCCCGGTCGGGCACGCGCTCCAACACAGTGTGGATAGCTTGGCCCATCAAAGAAAACGAACGGTCTGCCGCGTCTTCCTCTAGCTCATCCTGGTGCCTAGCGTTAAGAGCCACCATGCGGGGCGGCGCGATTAACCGAGTGACAGAAATGTCAGATGCCCCGGCGCTATAAGGGTCGTTTTCTACTGCATCCACAAGATGCCAGGGCAGGTTTAGGTCATTAGTAATCTTCATTGCTTAATTCCCATTTTATCTACAAGCTTCATAACTGACTCTACGATCTCATGCCGCTCGACCGCAATTAAATCAGGTCGGTCTTCTTGGAACCCAATCAAAACAGCGCACAGTTCTTTTAATTCGTACACCGCCATCTCAACGGCAACAACTTCCCATTCTTGCTCGGTCATGTTATCCATTGCGATATGCCGCCAGCACATGTTCGCGAATTAAATCTTCTGCCGCCACAGGCTTCATGCTAGCCCATGGGAAAATCGCTATTTTTCTCAGGTCTACAGGTTCGTTATCGGAATTGGTAATCTCTAACTCGTCAATTTCACCAGAAACTATTTTAGCCGTGACGTTTAGAATAATACCTTCGGCAATCGGAAAGTGCGTATCAATAATCATTGTAAGCTCCCTTGTCGCGCCCTGTCTCATCAGTGCGGGTAGGGCTGATCCCGCAGACGCCCCGAGGGGCGTTTCGACTTATATTGATCCGTCGCCGTTGAACTTCCCCCCTTCAGGCTCTTCGTCGAATGAAACGCCACGACGAGTCATTTCTTCTGCGTAAAGCTTCATGGCCACCTTGTTCATGTGCGACTTGGTGTGGCCACTGCACATGCAGTAAGTGTAGTAGGCATTAGCGTGCCACTGCTCTAACGTGTTGTTGTCTGCGTCAGTGATGTGAGAAAAATCTTCCATTTGCTTAGCTCCCTTTTTGTAAGCAATTTCCCTTTTAACAACATATATTATATCACACGAGATAGCATTGTCAAGTTTTTATTTCGCCCTTGTATCTCATAGGATTTTAGGGTAGCGTAAATTTGAGCGAAACCAAGGGTGTTGGGAATATGATTCGTGATAAACGCCATTTAAATTTTATCCGCACATTAGAATGCGTTCTGTGTGCCAACCCTTATGTTGAGGCGGCCCATTTGCGAATGGGTACTGATGGCGGCATGGGGATGAAACCTTCCGATTCATTTACCTTGCCTTTGTGTAGCGTTCATCATCGTTGCCAGCACCACATTGGCGAGCCAAAATTTTGGAATGGGTGGGAGCCTCACGCGCTGGCAGAAAAGCTATGGTTATCGTCTGGGTCTTACGACGAAGCCATTGGCCATATTGAAAAAGAAAGGGAAGAATTTAATGTTAGATGCAAACAAGCTAAGTCAGGAACTTTCGGAGCGGGGGAAGAGTTTAGCTTCGGCCCAGTCGAGCTATAAGCAGTTAGAAGACAGCGAAAAGTCTATTTTGGCTGAATACACCCAGCGGGCAAAACACGACGGGGCCAAATCTATTGCGGAAGCAGAAATGGTTGCCCGTGCCAGCGCCGAATACAGGGATTTTCTAAACGAAAAAGCAAAGCATCGCCATGCGTATCTTACGGCGCAGGTAAACTATGACACCATGAAAGTGTACATAGATATGCTGCGCTCGAATCAGTCATTTGAAAAAGCACAGATGGGGATGATTTGATGGACATGTTTGATTATGCAAAGGGCCTTGCGCGCCACACTGATCCGCAAACAAGTCAAGAAGCGGCGTCCCTTGTTAATGCGACCAAGGGCGAAAAGATAGTCTATGAAACCCTTATGTTAAACGGCCCCATGACAATGGAAGAAGTAGGTTTGCTGCACAATAAACCTTCGGATCACCTTGGCCCCAGGTTTGCGTCTTTGCGCGATAAGAACATGATTGATTATGTTTATGATTTCGAAGGCAACATAAAGACCAGACCAGGACGCTCCGGCAGACAGCGGCAGGTTTTTTGCATTCAGCCAAACAAATCTTTGTGGCGGAAAAGAACACAAAAATCCACTAAAATCCAAGAACTTGAAGCAGAGATTAGTCGGCTAACAAGCATTCTTGATTTTAATAGGATTGAGTATTAATGGGCAAAATGAGTCGCGACAAAGGCGCCCGCGTTGAAAGGGAGATCGTCAACTGTCACAAAGAGGCTGGCATCCATGCTGAAAGGTATGATGCCCGTCGAGGTCAGTTCGGTGCAGAGCGGTCATATGACATCGATGTCTATTGGAAAGGTAAGGACGAAACTCCGCTTTGTGGCGAGATCAAGGCAAGGAAAGCCCTGCCCCAATGGATTTGGGAGTACCTGGGAGAGAATGACTTCCTAGTCCTTAGGGAAAATGGCAAACAGCCGCTGTATGTCGTGCCACATGAGGTGTGGATGAGGATTCTTAAACGGAGTTTTACGGAAGATGAATAGACTTGAGTGCTTAGAAAAAGCTATCGAATGCGTATGTGGAGATCGGGCGGAATCATACGGCGATGTTGAAGACAACTTCAAAACTATTGCAGCCTTCTGGTCAAATTACCTGGGCGTTGATGTTGGTGGGCGAGACGTGGCGGCCATGATGATTTTGCTGAAGGTTGCAAGAACGAAGGCTTGCAAAGAACATAACGACAACTGGGTTGATGCTGCTGGATATGCCGCTTGCGGCGCAGAAATGGATAAGGTAAAATAACAACAGTGGCGAATCCCTGCGCCACACTGAGGCGGTTGAGCAAAGGTTATTCCCTTTTCCTTGCTCCCGCCTCTTTTTTTTGATACAAAATGTTGCGGCGAAAAAAGCAGGGCTTGATCACCCTGTTGGCTTTGCTGGTTCCGGCCCGTCGCTTTTTCTTTACGCCGCTGACTGTGACAGCGGGGAGCCAGCACAGATAGGAACCAGCTATGATTCATAAAGCACAAGTGGACTCCAACTTTGTCGTGATTCCAAACGACCTCGCCCAGCACCGTGGCATCTCTTTTGAGTTGCGCGGTTTTCTTGTGTACATTTTGTCAAAGCCGACACATTGGAAAGTCTCAATAAAAGATGTTCAGAATGAAGGCGGAATAGGTCGCGACAAGGTCTACAAACTTTTAAATGAAGGTATGAAGGTGGGGTATATCCGCCGCATCCAAGGCAAAGAGAAAAACCTGTTTAAGGACGTGGAATATGAAGTTTTCCCGCTTACTGAAATTCAGGATACGGAAATTCAGGATACTGAAAACACGGACTATATAAAAGAAAGAGGTACAGAAAAGAAAGAATTTATAAAAGAGTCTACCGGCAATGATTTTCAGATTGATAAGGCGGAAAACAATTTGCCAGCAGACACTACCCATGAATGGGATCTTGATGCGTTCGAGATTTGGTGGCGAGCTTACCCAAACCAGCTACAAAAGCAGAAAGCCAAAAAGGCTTATATGGCGGCAATCAAAAAAATTGACTGCGCCACCTTGCTCAGAGGTGCCGAAGAGTATGCCCGCCAGCAGATCGGCGTCGAGCAAAAGTACATTAAGCGTCCAGATAATTGGCTGAGAGAAGAGTGCTGGGATGATTACCAGCCAAAACCAAAAGCAAAGTATCTTTGGGATGGGAATGTTGTTGAAGTGACGCCAGATGTTGCGTCACAGTTTAACATGACAAAAATAAAGGGATGATCGATGGAAATTATAGAATTGAAGGCGCGTCTAAACGACCGCATTGAAGCCGTGTGCGAAATGCTTTTACCTGCGGGAAAGCGTAACGCCAAACAGTACGAAGTCGGATCGATAAGCGGTGAAGCAGGGAAATCATTAAAGGTCTGCTTATCAGGCGATAAAAAGGGCGTATGGTCCGACTTTGCTAGCGGTGAAAGTGGCGACCTGATTGATCTGTGGAGGTCAGCAAGAGGCCAGACAATGGCAGAGGCCCTTGATGACATCTCAGATTACCTGGGCGTTAAGCGCAATGAGCCGATAGCGCCCAAAAAGCAAACTTTCACATTGCCGGACAAGCCCCAATGTTCTGCGCCCAAGGGTGCCGTACTTGAATACCTAACGGGCCGTGGCCTGACAGATAAATCGATCAGCGCCTACAAGGTTGGCGAATGTGGCAAAAATATGTTTTTTCCGTTTCTATGGAATGGTGACGCTGCACTGATTAAAGTTAGAAAAGCCATTGATGGCGACAAGCCAAAGCCTACCTCATCAGACTGCCGCCCCGTTCTATTTGGATGGCAAGCAATCCAAGATTCTGATAGAATAGTCACAATCTGCGAGGGCGAGATCGACGCCCTTTCTCTTTTTGAATATGGCTATCCGGCTTTGTCTGTCCCCTTTGGTGGTGGCACTGGCGCCAAACAACAATGGATCGAACATGAATTTCACAATCTTGATCGTTTTGAAACAATATTTGTCTGCATGGACACCGACGATGTGGGCCAAGCGGCAGCTAGTGAGATTGTTGAAAGGCTTGGTCGGCACAGATGTAAAATTGTGCAGTTGCCAGAAAAAGACGCCAACGGATGCCTCACGGCGGCCTGTCCCAAGGCGGAAATAGATGAATGCTTCGCCCATGCAAGTCACGAAGATCCAGACGAACTGGTTTCAGCGTCTGAGTTCTTTGATTCAGTCAATGAGATTTTCAGACCAACTGATAAGACGGCAGAGGGCTACACCGTCCCGTGGAGCGATTTTAG